GGGTTAGGGAGTACCATGATGGTTAATTCATCGCTCGTACCCTCTATGGAGTCTATGTGTGATGAACCATTACATCCAGAGTGTTGTAAGTTGACGAATATCTCTTGCAAATAATACTCATGGTTGACGAGAGTACATATTCTCTCGAACATATCAAAGAATGGTTGTGCCTTATCATGTAATACTGTGCATCTATTCAATGACTTACGTTCAAATAGTCTGCATCCTAGCATTCTATGTGAACCACTGTCACCAAATGGCCATGTAGTTCTATTTGCTATGTTGTTTGCTTTGTATTCTAATTGGTCATTTAATACTTGTATAATATTATGCAAATATTGCTGATCAAATGTGTTATCTATTATTTTTGCGATCATCTTCCACTGATTTCATTGCGAGTGTTTCAATTAACAAATAGATCCATATGATACCCAATACCATAATTGCAAACAGTCTGATGTTCTCAGCATTGACAACGATCATACTCCTGTACCGAAATGATAATCCATGCTTACCCTATCACCGTAGTGCTTTGGATCTATGTAGAAGTTAAATGCAATACTTATTCTATCTTCATCACTGTATGACTCTTCAACATAATGCCACACATGACCAGGCATAACATATAGTTTTCCTGCTTCACTCGGCACTTGGTATTGAAAGTCATCATATAATTGTGAATAAGTTGCACCATCATTGCGAGCTATTATTAACTTACCACTGTTGGGTGGTGTCTTAATAAATGCAACTGCAATTAAATCTGCACGTGCATGGTGGTGTATAGAGTTATAGCAATGTTTCTCATTGATATTAACCCACCAACCAGTATGTTTCTTTTGCAGACTCTTCTTAAACTTACCAACAGTTATACTATTACACAACTCCCATGTGTCCCTCTGAATGTTTGAGAGACTTTTTGGGAGTTGATTGAGTATTTCTATTGGACATTGAGGTCCAAAAACGGGCGACTGCCAACCTCCGATGTTGCTGACAGCTTGAGAAGGATAGTCATGCTTAAGGGTGTATACATCCTTAGTCACTCTATCCAAGTCATGATCTAAATTGACCGTGATTACAAAGTCTTGGAATATTTCATCCACGACCACACGGTTCATATCAATTGTCATGGTATATCATGCTGTTTTTTGTACGCAGCATACATTCTACCATAAATCATACCTTCATTAGATTTGAGTGGAGACCCTTCAAGAATCTCCCTCTCTCTATCTGTGATAACATTGTAAGCATCTGAGAGATATTCTCTCTCCCAGTCATTTACTGAGGTCATTTCTTTTTATTACAAAGTTTGTTTAGCATCTCTATTTCTGCTAGGATGCGTTGTGCTAGTTCATCATCATGATTAGTTTGTGCCTCACAATATTGTAGAACCAGCTCTCTCATGGATTCATCCATTTGCGAGTGATTCATAGAGTTCAGTGAGCTCATGTTGATTGAAAAAATGAGTGGACTCGTTTATGTAGTCATCGGGCTTCATCCATTCTAAGAACTCATTTGCAAATTCGATGGCATCATCTGTCCTATCTTCCTTAATTAATTGGAAGAATCTGTCCTCAACATAGTCGCAAATAGCGTCTCGTTGCTGAGATATTCGCAAGGCATCAATATTATTCACGATGCCTTCCTATATGCGGGTACACCCTCTGGATCTAACCATTTAGTATACTCTACATCCTCCAATGCTGTATCAAGTTGCATTTGGTTTTCAAGATAATACATGTCATTGTACCTGTTAGTGTACTCATTCCATTTCTGAATACGATAGTCTGGATTGCCATTTATCTCAAGCAATCCATCTTGTACGTATCGGTACGGAAATCTCTCTAGTATAACGTCCATTATACACGCTCCAGTGATGCTAGGTTGTTCAGGTGATCATACTCAACAAGGCGTAAACCCTGTGGTATCAATGCTTCTAGTGCTTTAACAAACTCAAGAGTGAAACGAGATTGGTAAGTCCAAAATGTTCTGTAATCTCTAGACAAGGGATCAGCAGTAGTATTGAGACGAACGGTAAATGCAGAGCGTTCGTTGTTTGTGTCAATAGGAGAGAGTAATTCTTTAACATGAGATACTACCAATGGTGATAGACGTTGCGCTTTGAGTTGCTGATTGTAGAACTTTTTAGACATGATGATAAAAGTACTGTGGTTAGTATAGGATAAAATGGACTGGATGTCAAGGATTATCTCATATAGAGATAACCACCTGACCAATCTGCTCTTGCTATGCACTCTCCATATGATCCTTCATCAATTAGATTGTAACGTGCATGCTTTGCTGGTCCTCTCCATGATGCTGGTTTGAATACGTCACCAGTCTTCTTATCTATAAATGCATGGACACTCTCTTGATTGTTGACCATCATGATCTTCCAGTACTTACGACCTTCTTTGACATCAAACACTGTATCAGATGAGTATCCTCTTCTGTCATAGTTTGTTTGCAGTGCTCTTCCCAATATAATTACTCTGTCTGCGACCTTCATTGTGTCTGGGTAGAATGCTGTCTTAGTCATGTTCCTTTGTTTGTTATGTACTTATTATAGTACGTGAGCAAGCGGATGCAATAGATCGTGGACACTCTCTTGAGTGTCACAAGCGTTCTACCTCATCCCAATATTTCCTGTATATTAACAAATTACACTGACCTACGCCATTTTTCTTTCCTTTATCTTCCCACTGTCGTACACACAGCGTAAAGTATGCTGTGTCTATGAAATTGACGAATCCTTCTTCATCACGAAATCTTACTCGGTCACCGACCGCAAAAGGAAACTTGGGTTGCATTGTTATAAGGCGAACTTGCTTATAGAAATGCATGTCATAAACGACAGCATGATAACAACATCCCATCCTCTAGTGCGAATGAAATATGGTATGCTAATGAGATCAGCAACAGCATGTAATACTGTGCCAGTGATCACATTGACATGTAAGATAACGAAGTAAGACACCACTATTAGTACAGATCCAATGACTCTACTAATAGTGTCTGCTTTCAAACTCATCATTCAACCTCTTCAAAATATATCCCATGAACAGTGTTGAATAGATCAATGTCCATGAATTCATCGTCTTGATACTTCATGCACTCTTCATCTTCAGGTGCAACGATAAACTCTTCACAGAAATACTGTGCAGACACTCCTAAATTATCAGCAGCACCGATGAGTTCATCAGTCTGCTCTGTGTTACAACCGATAACATGTATGCAATACGCAATGTTATCAGTAAAGTCTTGGATCAAGTCGTTCATAGTAAATACCAATTCAGTTTGTTTACAGATTCATTACAATGAGCACATGATAGTGCAGACCAAGCAAAGTGATACACTCTGGATGGTTGAGAGCAGCATGGACAGACTATAATCTTACCATTTGACGTGCTCCTTGTCTTTGTAGTGACTTGGTTCATGAATGACCTGTTGATATACCTAGTATAGTACATCATGCGGCATTGTCACCCAAATTGAAACAGTTTGTGAACTGTCACACTACAGGCTGCTGCCCCTTTGGAACTTTGCTATATCTGACAATGTGATATCAGCAGCATAAGTGTACTGCTTTTGCTCTGCCTTACCAGGTATAGTAGTTGGTGGAGTATACTCGTAACCATCTTCAGGTGATGGTGTCCAATCAGGTTTCTGATTCCACTCATTCCAATCCTCTTCATTTAATAGGATTGTGTTGGGTGCTTTGCCACTCATCTTAGCAGCATCATCAGCATGTTGTTGATGATATGATTGAAGTCTTTCTAATTCTGACTCTAGATCAGCATGAAACTCATCAACAGATGCATCGTCAAGATACATTTGAATTGCTTCTGCTAACATTGTTCTTCTACTTTTCATACTGGTCTCCGTAAAGTCTTTAAGTATTCTAATACATGTGCTCTTACATCCATCAGTTCATTGAAACACTTCTGGTTATGAGCACAACCACGCAGTGCGTTGTCTGGTTTATGTACTGACTCTATGTATAAATCCAGTCCACGATTCCATTTCTGGTCATGTGATTCATGGTCATCAACGGAGTTTTGATCTTTCATAAGAACTTCTTGAGGGGTGTGTGACGTGCAATACGTTCTTTTGCCATTCTAACATACTCTTCGTGGATTTCAATACCAATATAGTTTCTGTTATGATCTATACATGATATAGCAGTAGTGCCTGACCCTATAAATGGATCAAGTACCACATCATTGACGTAACTATAGTATTGTACAATCTTATCTGATAGTTGTTGTGGGTATGGTGCTAAGTGTTTTGATGTAGTTTCAGGGTTAAATTGCCACACATTTGATCTCTCATAACCATCAGGTACTAATGACTGTTCTAATATATCAGGAGCATATGAGCGCACTGTCTTATCTATAAGGAAGGGTGCTGCTTTCTTGAATATTAGTATAGTCTCTGTAACAAGATTTGGTTTGTATGCTACTGGTTTACGATGCTGATAGAATCCACCGTTACGATTAACAGCAGATCCTTCTGGTTTCAACCATATAATATCATCAAGATACTGCCAACCTAACCTCTCCATAATACTAAAGAAGTGAAACGGTATCGCAAGTCTCTTACTCTCATGTGATCTTGACTCACGTGCCTGTATTACTGGTGATAGATTAACAGCACAGATTCTCCCTTGTATTGTGACTCTGTGAACTTCACGGAATATATCCTCAAGGAATTGTAGATACTTATCATAATTTGGCCATGTAGCATATGCTTTGGCATTATAATATGGAGGAGATGTACATGTAAGGTGTACACTATCTCCATCCATCTCAGTCAAATAATTTAATGCGTCGTCGTGTATGATCATCCAATACTCCTTGAAGATGATTTGTTACTGTTGCAGTCTCCATTGATTAATGATTTACGTCCATGACATAGTTTACAGTATGTCTTGACATTATCAGGAACATTATTGTGGTGGTCACCATCTAAATGATCTAAATCGAGACTATTCTCAAACCCTGCCCATGATAGACTAGGAACAGGACATGTCCATCCTAGATGACCATCATGATTTTCGCAATAGTTCTTTTTATGTCTTGTAACACCAGGTCTATCAACTCCTTTCTTACGTGCAGTGGCACAACTAGAGCATTCTGATTTGAATGACCAGTACTTCCACTCTCTTACTTGTACATTATTATTACATCCATCATTCACACATGTAGGGAGTGTGTGTCCTTCAGCAAAGAATCTCGCTTTCTGTTGCTGTGATACTGTAGAAGGCATAATTCTAGAATGTGATACTGTTAGTATAGCGGAAGTTTGTTTGGAATGGTGCTCAAGCGGTCACTTATTAAACTGGCATAGTCCTTGTTGAGTTCACACCCAAGATATGCTCTACTATTCTTCTTAGCTACCATTGCGGTAGTGCCTGACCCCATGAATGGGTCTAATACTATGTCACCCTTCTCACTACCAGCAAGGATACATGGTTCAATCAGATCAGGTGGATACACTGCAAAGTGAGCACCTTTATATGGTTTGTTGGTCACCGACCATACACTTCTCTTATTCTTAGTAGGGTATGATTTGGAAAGACCAGTGTGAGGTGACAATCCTGTCCCTTCATTATGATACTTACCATTTGTTCTGTCTCTTGTTCCCCAATCCTTAGCAGGTTCTTTAATAGCCTCATTATCATAATAATATTTCTTATTCTTACTAAACAAAAAGATATACTCATGTGACTTAGTACATCTATCCTTAACTGACTCAGGCATAGGGTTAGGCTTGTGCCATATAATATCCTGTCTTAGATACCAACCATCTGCTCTCATAGCAAATGCAAACATCCATGGTATACCAATTAAATCTTTTTCTTTGAGTCCGTCAAGTTTGTTTCCTCTACGAGGACACAGATCTGGGAGGTCTTGCTTAGTATTTGAGACTGTTTGTTTAACCAATCCTTGTCCTCGCCCTGGCCTGTAATTATAGTAACTATCCCCAAGATTAACCCAACAAGTTCCATCATCTGTGAGCACATTACGTACCTCTCTGAATACCTTAACTAAGTTATCAATAAATTGTTCTGGTGTGTCCTCCTGACCTATCTGTTCATCTTCATCACCATAGTTTCTTAAACCATAGTAAGGTGGAGATGTGACACACATACGTGCTTGTTCATCAAATTGCTTCAATGATGCAATGCAGTCACCATATAATATAGTATCTCTCATTTATAGTGACTCATCATTAAATTAAAAGCAACATCATAACTACATGTTTTAAGTAGTTTACCGTTGTGTATGACCACGTACCTATTATGTTTACCCATGACAGGAACAGCAGCCCACTCACCATACGGTTGTTTGGTAACAAAACCAGGCATCATAAACTTATCTTCTAATAGATAAGAGTTTTCTAACTTCTCTAGCTTGGGTCTGGGACGTTTTGCCATACTATATCACCGTATGCATCTACTACATACGCATTAATGAAATGGTCTGAGTCTGGACACTGCGCTAGCTTGGGGAACCAAGCAGCAGCACTTACGCATGCAATGTCATCGTTGTCGAACCTGAGAGTATTATACACGCCCTGCTTCATGATGTCAAGTGCATACTCATCGACAAATCCCTCATAATATGCTGTGACTGTCGCTTTCTTAGTTGTATCAAGAGCTAGATACGTGCTAAGATCAAAGTACAGCAACGCACATTGATTCCTATTAGCATAATAGGACATCAAATCAAAATGAGATAGTTCGTTACCTATTGTTATCATCATTATCCACCCTTGTTGAGTTCATCAGTAGCATCTTGTATGAGTTTCTCTAAGAAATCTCTGTTCTTCTCTGTGTCCTCATCCTCTCTTGTTCCAAGTATCTTAGTTGTCTTGATGTGCTCGTACTCAACTAACATATCATTGAAGTATGTCTTATCAGTCTCTGACTTGAGTGTCAAGAAATATGCTATCTTATCTCTAAACTTCTTAAGACGGTGCTTACCCATCTCAATGAACTGTGAGTCAGTTGCAAGATAATCTTCAGTTGGGAAGTCTACCTTGTGTATTTTAGTATAAAACTCTGGAGATATAGGGAACTTAGTCTTATCAACATCATTAGTGAACTCAGTAGAATCAGTTAGTTCTCTTAGTTTCTGTCTATACAATGTATACTGTGCTTTAGTATCAGCATCAATAGGAGCATCAGCTAACTGTGTCCAATCTGTTTCATCTAATAGGAAATTCCTTGCTAGTCTTACACTCAATGGTGAGACTGCTTTCTGTTTAGAATACATTCTAGCAAGTTCATCTTGGAACTCAACATTCTCAAGTGAATCAATTACATAGAATGCATCAACCAACTTATCTTTGAATGCAGTTGCTTCAGTAGCACCAACTGCTTCCATCTCATAGTCAACCCACTGAAATGTATCAGTCTTAAAGTCTTTTACATACTTCCTACGTTTAGCAGTGTATGTGTCATTAGTGAACCACTGAAATGTGATAAGCTTATCCTTGTCACTATCCCATAAAGGATATAGTAATGGAGTGAGCGTGTCCTTCCAATATGATTCAGGAATAGTTTTGGGTGTACCGTTGTACTCAATCTCCTGATTGATAACATCTAACTGTACTTGCAGTACTGGTGCATCTGCCATTGTATTATTAGTATCTCCGTTATATTTAGAAAGCTTTAATCAAGTACTTACATAATAAGTATGGTGTAACCAAAGGAACATCTATATCAGGGTCAATGGTAGCCTGTGGTTCTATCTTAGTTGTTGATTTCAATGTCAACGTTGCTTCAGAAGCACCAAGACCAGAACTATATGTAATACCTGGACCTGTCTCACCTTGAACAGTATATGATAGTGAATCAACAGCAGGTTTACTGATCTTACCAGCAGTAGGAACAAATACAAGACCTGTTACCTTCTCATTCCAGTAAATGAATTCAGCAATACCATAATGGTCACTGTCTAGATCATTATCATTAGCAGCACTAGGTGTAGCACGTGGTTGTTCAATCTTTATCTTAGTACCAACTGCCTTAGCATCTGTTGGTAATGCTACTGAATAAGTATACCATTGAGTATCGCCGCTGCCACCATCCCATGCTTGACTGACAATAGGGACATCACCAATGATAGGATCAGTTCTAACTGATGCTGGTGTGATAATAGTATCAACCAATGTCCAATCAGTTGAATCAGCAGCCTGATAGTATACACGTAACACTTCTTCTGCTATATCACCACCATTAACACCATTACCTCTACATGCTTTGATTGAGAAATAATTTGTGTTGGTTGTGTCAACTGGATTCAATGTAATGAATCGTGTGCCAGTATTACCACTGAGACCACCGAACTTGACATAGTTGGTATACTGTTGTGAACTATTAGCAGTTAAGAATAGTTGATCAACAACTCCAGCAGCATCATCAATTGTAGATACAATCTTAGTTCCACCACCAGCACCATTCATAACATAGATGTATGGTATCTCTGTGTATCCACCACCAGCAGTATCTAAAGAGATGTTTGTTACTTTATTGGATGCCACAGTTACTGATGCAGTAGCGTCAGATGTTGCACCACCACCAGTAATAATAACATCTGGTACTTGTGTGGTTGGTAGTTTAAAGTTACCAGTAGTACCAGTACCAGTACCACCACCAACAATATTCACATCCCACACTGTTGCGTCTTGTGATCCAGATGCGATAATATCACCTACTGATGTACCTGTTGATCCACCAACATATCCAACAATCTTACCCAATCCAATCTTAACAAATCCATTAGTACCACTTGAAGTAGATCCAGTAGTTTGTCCACCTGGATTAACACCTGAACCACCACTACCAACTGTTACTGATATGGAACCTGGATTATTTAATAGTGACCATTGTATTGATCCACCCCATTGTCCACCTGCTCCACCACCACCGCCTCCAGCGGTCCAGTAGTCATTATTATATACAGCAGTGATAGATGCAGATCCACTACCACCATTTGAATGACTGAATGAGTTAAGACTAAACCAATCAGTACGATAAGAACTAACACCTGACAGTCCAGCACCACCACCTTGGTGACCTCCATCTCCACCAGGAGCACCGCCAGGACCACCTGACGCTCCACCGTTACCATTACCACCAAATGTAATACCGTTTCTAGCGACACCAGCACCGCCAGCTCCACCTCCACCACCAATACATCCGTAGTGACCACCGCCACCACCAGCTCCTGGTCCTAATGCCTGTGTTGTTCCGTCTGGTTGAGAATAACCTGATGGTGGTCCTTGACCATTTGTACCAGCACCACCGTCAAATCCAGATGCACCAGCACCTCCACCACCACCAGCTCCTGCTAGAATCTGTGTTCCTCTCTTTAATAATGATGCGGCACCACCACCGCCACCTTCTGCATAGCTATGCCCTTCACCACCATAGCCACCATTAGCACCACTTGATGCTGTTCCACCATTTCTACTACTAGCAGCACTACCAGATTGAACTGACCATGCAGAACCTGCAAAACTAGATAACTGAGAACTTACCAGATCAACTACTAATGTTCCACCATTATATCCATAGTATGAACCATAACCAGCCTGTCCACCCTTTCCACCTCTTATTACGAATTGTACTGACGTTGGGTTACTAATACCAGCAGTACTAAATGTACCATCACCATAAACAGTCTGAGTGTATGTACCACTTTGTCCACCGACCAGTAGATTTATACCATTAGATCCATTACCATAGTCTCCTGCCTGTCCACCAGTACCACCACCGTTAGGATTATTTGGATATTGTGCCGTTGGCCAACCATCTGATGTCTGACCATTCTGTCCGTTAGTACCATCTTGTCCATCTTGACTACCACTTGCTGAGACACTACCACTTTCGGTTGCTGCTCCACCATCACCACCGTCTCCTCCTTGCTGGCCATTGGATGCACCACCACCTTTTCCACCACCAGCAACTAAGTTAAGATCACTACCAACTACCATTGTGCTGTTGCTACCATCATTACCACCAACATTACCAGCAGCACCTGATCCACCACCAGCTTTAACCTCATAGATTAATCTGTCTGGTGTACCTGAAATATTTCCTAAGTTGATATTGTATGATCCTGGTGATGAGTATGACCATTCATCTGAGTAATCATAGACAGGAGTACCACCAGTATTAACTGTTCTACCACCTATATTAGATGATCCAGTGAACTGTTTCATTACTGGGTCAGGTATATAAGTCTGGAACACATAAGAACCAGCACCTTGAGCACCTGATGCCATATAAAACTGTTCATTTGCAGCTGCTGTTGGATCTTTAAGTGATCCAGAACCAGCAGCACCACCAAATGCATCGAATACATCATAGGTAGCAACAGTATTATCTGTGATAGGACTCCTTAATAATCCATGCTTGTGTGTGAATACAATACCACCAGTAGGATACCATCTACTCAGTCTACCTTTACCTTCACGATAGTCTTGTAGATACCTATCACCTGATGCTTCTGATGGATATTCATTAAATCCTGGTATTGTATGATATACTGTGTGACTATGTTGAGGAGCACCAGAAAGTTTGGTCTCTCTCATAGATATTGTAACTTGTTGTTGACCAATAATACTACACTCAACAGTCTCAACAACATTCTCATATCCAGTAGTAACTATCCTACCAAGTGAGAAGTATTCATCTTGCTGATTCTTATCAAGATACCATGCACCACCTGTAGTACCAACTCCAAGTGTAGAGTTACCAACGTTAGGAGAGTTGTTACCAAATACAGGACCATTACCAACAACCTTTTTAGTTCTTAAATCAGGTACTTTAAATGTACCCATATTATCAGCACCCCACCATTCCATTACATTGCTCTTATTAATACTTGCAATAGAACCATCCGCAAGATCAATTCTTACAACAGCAGCAGCACCTGTTCCATTACCACCAGTAAATTGTACTGATGGTGCTGATGTGTATCCTGATCCAGGATTAATAACATCAACACGTATAACTACTCCAGCTTCAACTATTGCAGCAGCAGTTGCTTGCACTCCAGATCCACCACCAGGAGCAGTGATTGATATTAATGGAGCTGTTGTGTAACCTGATCCACCATTTGTTATATCAATACCACTACTGGATCTACCACCATACTTGTTACCAACAATTGCATACAATCCTGGAAAATCACGAATATTATACTCATCACCATTACAATACAAATAACCATCATGAGTATATGCAGGATCATCTGCTACTTGGTATGCATTACCAGTAGTCTCTGTTA